AGCAGACACAATCATTTGGTATGCCCCAGTAACTTCGGTTGAGACATACCTACAGGCCAATGCCCGTATCGACAGGCCGGGACAGAAGCACCCCATGACTGTTATCCATATCAGCGGCAGCCCAGTAGAAAAACGGCTATACGCCATGCTGCGCGGTAACATCAAAAACCATCGCAAACTAATTGATTTGTACAAAGAGGAAGTAGGGTGTTGACAATGTTTAAAAGCGAGATTACCACATAAGGACAAACAAGAGGAGCAAGACTGATGAGTGAGGAACCTACGCTGGACAAGCTTGTCCTGACGTATAGAAAAATACGTGACATTAAGTATGAGAAAGAGGCGGCGCACAAGGAGGAGATTGCAGAACTAAATTCGCAGTTAGACACCATAAGCGCTAAATTTCTAGACCTCTTTAACGTGCAGAACGTGGAGAGTTTGCGGACCGAAGCTGGGACTGTAATCCGTCGTGCTGTCACGAGATATTGGACTAGCGACTGGGGGTCTATGTACGACTTCATCAAGGAAAATGATGCACCGTTTCTCCTTGAGCAGCGCATCCATAGTGGGAACATGAGGCAGTTCCTAGAAGAAAACCCCGACGCACTGCCAGTCGGGCTTAATACCGATACCAGATACGCAATAACCGTGCGTAAACCTTCAACCAAAACAAAGTGAGGTAGATCATGAGTGAAGTAACTATTTTTAGTAACGGCGGAGACATTGTCCCGATTCGTCCTGATGGGCTTTCAGAACTAGCTCAAACGCTAGCGCGCCCAGCGCAACTCACGCGCCGCATCCAGACAAGCAACACGCAGACTTTCCGCAAGATTGTGAATGGTCAGCCTGTAGGTAAGCCTGTGCACGGGTCGTTTAATGCCATTATCGTCTCCATGCTACCCAGCGTGAGTCGTACATATTACGCGTCTACTTATGACCCTAGTGCTAAGGCTACTTTGCCTGACTGCTGGTCAAACTTGGGAGACACCCCCGAAGCAAATGCGGAGAATAGACAGTCTGCATCTTGCTCGACGTGCAAACAAAACGTGGTTGGTTCGGGCACTAACGGCAAGGGCCGTGCTTGCAGATTCCAGCGGCGCATCGCGCTATTGTTAGAGAATGATAGCACCGGTGAAGTGTATCAACTTAATGTTCCTTCTACATCCCTATTCGGGGAAGGGGATAAGCACACGCATCCGTTTGAAGGGTACATCAAGCACCTCGTAAACAACGGGTTCTCTCCAGACTACGTAGTCACAACGATCTCGTACGACGAAGATTCGCCTACTATGAAACTTCGTTTTACCCCATCAAGGCCGATTACTGAGGAAGAATTGGCTATGGTTAAGGAAGCTCAAGCTGACCCTGCCACTAAACGCCTCGTGCAGCTTACGGTTGCGCAGGCAGACGGGGCAACTCAGACTAAGGCCGCTCCTACTCCTGCCCCAACCCCTGCCCCTGCCCCCGCCGCCGATTGGGGTTCTGATGAAGAAGCGGACGAAGAACAGTCAGAGGCTGCTCCTAAAGCTAAGGCTCCCGCCAAACGGGCGACCAAAAAGACAGCCGTGGAGGATAAGACCGACTTGGCTGCGCTGGTAGATGCTTGGGCGGAAGACGATGGAGAGTAATGATGTCTGTAGGATATACGTTACGTATACGCGACTTAAATGGGCAGGCAGACCCAGACTCGCTCGGCGTAAAGTTAGGTGAGTACTGCATAGCGCGATCCATTCCGGTTATGGAAGTAGCAGAAGCTTTCGGAGTGTCTCGCACAACAATTTACAACTGGTTCTGCGGGGTTACGTCCCCGCAGCGCCACATACATAGGTTTATAAACGAGTATATGTCCGCCGAGGAGCGTGGACTTCAAACTACCGCTGTATAATAAAACGCTGTCGCAGCATTCGCTGCATAGAGGAGCAATATGCCTAATTTCGACCTTTTAGATACCGTGCATGCGTCCGATGGGTACGTTGCAATCGTCGGTATCAGAGAGGGCGAAGGTACGGAACAGTATCTTCTGGATACTAGAGAACGGGTAGATGCCAAGATTGCCGACCTAGTTAGTCGGCGCAAGAATGTGTTTTTCGGGGTGGCTAGGTATGCCACTCCGGATAACCGCAAAAAGGATAATGTATCGTCCCTAAAAGCGATCTGGCTAGATATAGACTGCGGAGAAAGTAAAGCGATACCCAACCCCGTTACGGGGGTCCCCGAGGGGTACGCTACTCAACAAGAGGCCATGAGCAGCCTTATGGCTTTTGTGCGCCTAGTTGGGCTTCCTAAACCAGTCCTAGTGGATTCTGGGCGGGGACTGCATGTCTATTGGCCATTTACCGAAGCCGTATCTCGCCAAGAGTGGGAACCTATAGCTAGCAGACTAAAGGAGCTATGCAAAACACACGAGCTACGCGTGGACGGAGCTGTGTTCGAAGCTGCGCGCATACTACGAGTTCCCGGCACGTTTAACCTAAAGGGGGAGGAACCTGCGGAAGTTAGGGTGTTGCTGGAGGGCGAACCTACTTCGGTGCAAGAAATAAAGGATATCTTAGGGGTTCGAGAGAGCGTACTAGCAGATAGCTCTCCGCGCCCTATGAGCGAGATGGCTAAGGCCATACAGGGCAGCCTAACATCCAACTTCGACAAGATAATGAACCGCCCAGACGGAGGGTGCGCACAACTCCGGCAATGCTACGAGGAACGAGCAACCCTATCTGAACCTAGGTGGTTTAGCGCCTTGTCCATAGCTAAGTTTTGTAACGACCGCGACAGTGCGGTAGCCGCGCTGTCCAAGGATTATCCGGGGTATGACCCCGACAAGACGGAGGAGAAACTTCGGCATATAGCGGGACCACATTCATGCGCAGTGTTCGAGTCGCAAAATCCCGGCGGGTGTGACGGATGCCCATTTAAGGGTAAGATAAAGTCTCCTATTTCGCTAGGTAAGGAACTTTTGGCGGCAGAGCCAAACTCCGAGATCGAAGTTGACATAGAAGTCGCAGACGGTTCGGTGATTACCAATAAGTATGTAGTCCCAGAGTATCCGTTCCCCTACGCGAGAGGCAAGAACGGCGGGGTGTGGCGTAAGCCGGAAGACGAAGAAGCCGAACCCGTACTCATATATCGAAACGACCTATACGTAGTTAAACGTATGTGGGACCCGGAAAACGGATACTGCACCATATTTCGGCTGCATATGCGTAAGGACGGGGTGCACGAGTTCTCCATACCCAACACAAAGATAATGGATATCGGAGAGTTGAAGAAGGCGTTGGCTTTCTGGGGGGTGACAGCAAACAACCCGAAGCAGTTTAACGCCCTAGTTCAGTATCTACTTACATCAATCCAACATTTTGAGGACAATAGAAAGGCAGAGCAAATGAGGAGTCAGTTTGGATGGGCAGACAATGATTCAAAGTTCATTGTGGGCTATAAAGAAATTTCGGCAGACGGGGTTTATCATCAGCACCCGTCAAAATCTATCGAGCACTTTGCGGACCACATGGGACCTACCGGCTCGTTAGATAAGTGGAAGGAAATAATTAACCTCTACAATACTGAAGGACTTGAACCACATGCTTTTGCGGTAGCCACCGCCTTGGGCGCACCGTTGCTGAAACTTTCTGGACAGAAGGGGGCTATTTTGAGCCTCATCCATCCAGAGTCCGGCACGGGTAAGACCACAATCCTTCACGCCTGCAACAGCTTCTGGGGTTCGCCTGACGGGCTGTGCGCTACACAAGACGATACATACAACTCAAAAGTACTTAAGATCGGCGTACATAATTCGCTACCTATATGTTTTGACGAGATGACGAACACCAAACCTGAGCTACTCTCGGCGCTGGCATATTTGATTACGCACGGTAAAGGCAAAGACCGGATGAAGGGGTCTTCGAACGAACTGCGGACCAATAACACCACGTGGACTACGATTGCACTGTGCTCTTCAAACGCATCGTTTTATGAAAGACTAGAGGAACTAAAAGGCCGCCCTGCCGGGGAAATTGCTCGTATCCTAGAATACAGGATCGAACCTGTAAACGCGCTCGATCCGGACCATGCCAAGGAGATGTTCGATATACACCTACTACGCAACTATGGGCATGCAGGGGAAATTTACGCTCGGTATATCGTACAAAACTTAGAGGAAGTGAAAGCTCTCTATTCAAACGTGCAGAAGTCTATAGACCGCACACTCAAACTTACGCAGAAAGAGCGCTTCTGGTCCGCACTGGTAGCGGCGAACCTTACGGGTATTTTGATTGGCAACCGTATCGGCATTCTGGATTGGGACCTAAAACGGATAACTGCGTGGGTTATGAAGATGTTGATGAAACTTCGCGGCGAGGTAGCACTGCCGGAAGACACTGACTTGGGTGTGTTGGGCGACTTCATTAACAACAACATGAACCACATGCTCATCGTAGACGATGGGGTAGATGGACGCTCTAATATGCGGCAAGCGCCGGTACTGGAGCCGCGTAATGAGCTACGTATCAGGTTTGAGCCAGACACTAAGATGGTGTTTGTTTCAGTGCGCGCATTCAAGAACTATTGTTCAGCACGTAATATGAACTCCAAAAGCGTAACCGACCATCTAAGTAACCGTGGGCTGCTGATAAAGACAGCCAACAAACGTATGGCTAAGGGTATGCGCCTAAGCACTCCTCCCATACCTGCGCTATGGCTTGATGGTAACCATCCTGATTTTGCCGACATGGCGGAATCTTTAATTAAAGAAGGTGTAGAAGAGGCCGTTGCCGGTGAAAGTGTCGGGAGTTAGTTTTGATATAGACTGGAGAGATTTCGTAAAAAACTCCAGCTTCGATATCCCGTGCGTAGACCCAGAACAAGCTAGACGCGAAGTGCAGCTAGTGACGGATAGGCTACGTATAAATATCCACACTAAAGTGGTAATTAAAGATGGGATTAGGGCTTTACGAGTCTGGCGTATATGATACCAAGGCTACGGAAGTTTGCTCCTTCCACTTGCATTTATCCTTCACCCCCCGTCTTGTTGGAAGCTGGCGGGGGGTTTTTTTATTTGTACCGCTCGGCCAGTAGCATATTAGCCAGCATGTTGTACTGCTCGGGGGTAATCTTCCCTTCGGCCATAAGCTGAGTTAGCATCTCGCCGTCGCTAACTTCGTAGCCTCGGAACCTATCGACCCTAAGTGTGCGCAAGATAGACTCAGACATACGCTTGTTATCGATCAAGTAGTCCTTGGCTAATGCGGCAGGGAGGCTGGCGTTAAACTCGACTATGTCTTGGGTTATTTCGGCCAACTCCTCTTGGTCGGGGGCGCGGCTCAGATATTCCTTCTTGAAGGAACTCATCAGTTCTTCTTGCCGCCCTTTGTATTCACGCTTGCGCTCAAACATAGGCTGTATGAGCCTCTCACGCTCAATACCTATGTCTAAGGGCACGGCACCTAGCGCTACTACAGTATCCGGATCAAACCCCCGGTCCACCTCTTTGTTAAATTCCTCAGGGCCAAATTGCGTGGCACCGGTTGCGGTCGTCATACCCTCCTCTTTATATTCGGCGGCTAACAGCGGATTTCCGAAATAGCCCGGAGTGAGTTTTTTTACACCTTTGGCAAACTTGCCTTTGGATATCATATCAAAACCGTCCGCTACGCCCTTAGCAGCCGATAGCTGCGGAGAGAGGTTTGTGGTGGCGAAATTTACGAAAGTATCAAAAGTGCTATCACCGTCCTGCCAGTCACGAATGAACAAGTCGTTTTGTGATACGCGGCTACTGATATCTGCGTTCAGCGCATAAGATACAGCACCTTTTTGTACCGCCGTGCTAAGCCCGGAGTCTTCGCCGAATAAGTTAGGTACCAATACGTAC